GAGTAGAGCGCCATCGCCAGCGCCTCGTGGCCCGCCTGAAAGAACACGTCGGCGACGGTCGGCTTCGGGATGGCCGGGTTACGTTTCTTCGCGCGGCGCCAGTTATAGTGGAGCCACCCTTGCGAACGGGCGATCCGCGCGTCGAGGGCGTAGTCCACGACGTCGACGCCGTGGAGCTTCAGCCCGTAGCGCAGCCCAGTCGCGACATCCGCGGTGGACCAGCTCGCCCCAGGGCCGAGCAGCAGGAGCTTCACGCCGGCCGCCTTCCGCTGCACAGGTAACCGGTCGTCATTTCCGTCTGGCTGGCGAAGCCCATCGACTCGAACCGCCGCATGAAGTCGTAGGCCGCCTGGCCTTCCTGCGTCAACGCGCACGCGGTGACCGTTACGTCCGCGAAGGGTTTCAGTAGGAGCTCCCAGCCCTGACGGGTGAACCGCCAGTAGTCCTCGTACTCCCCTTCGATGCCGTGCGTCGGCCAGCAGAACGGCGACGTCACGAGCAGCAACCCGCCCGGCTTCAGGACACGGAACACGTCGCGCATGGCCGCGAAGGGATCAACGCAGTGCTCGAGGACTTCGGTCAGGACAATCCCGTCGAACGAGGCGTCAGGAAACGGCATCGCGCAGAGATCCCCCTGCCGATCCTCGCCGTTCTGGCCAAACGTCAGATAGCCGTCCCCCAGCCACGCGCGCCGGTTGTAGACCCCGACGTCGAGAATGTCGCGCCCGAGCTCCGCACGGTTCGACCAGATCCAGTGCTCGAGCTGCAGACGGTGATAGTCCGGCACGAACTCGTGCAACCCAGGCGTCGTCTGCATCCACTGGAGCAGGTACGGCATCTCGTCCGATTGGCTCAGGCCGTAGAGCAGGACGTCGCGGCTCACGTGCTCACGACCAATCTGTAGTTGCCGCCGCGGCGCAGCCAGCGGATCGAACTGTCGATCGCGTCGACCTCAGTCCCCCTGATGACCGACTCCCGGAACAGCGCCATCAGGCTATAGCCCGCCACGGTGAGCGTGCCCTGCTCGAGCAAGACATCAATCCGCGCCGCGGCGCTTTTGATATTGCCCCCCGCAGTGGAGAGCATTCGCGCCTCGACCTGGTAGAGCCCGTCCTCGATCGCGCGTGCGCCGAAGACGCCATCGTCGACTTCGTCCACCAGCGAGACGATCACGAACCGCGTGGAACCGGCCGGGGCCTCGTCCCAATAGGTGCCGTTCGGACAGAGGGCGAGGAGCGCGGCGTCGGCGCCGAGCTTCGTCACGAGGGCGTTGCCGATGTCCGAACTATCGGCCATCGTCCATCACCTTCGCGGCCCCGTGGCGCTTCACCATCTCGATCAACAACGCGCGGATCTTTCGTCGGGTAAATGCCGCGGTTCGTCCGAAGATATGGAACCCCGGCATCCGGCCCGTCAGATGCTTCACGCCGTTGACGGTGATGTAGTGCCGCGCCTGCGTCCCGTTGTCGAAGATCCAGGCGAGTGGCGATCCGCTTCTCAGCACCAGCCCTGTTGTCAACTGGCCGCTCACCTTCAACGGCGAGATCGTTAATTTGTTCGACAGGAACCCGGTGAACCGATGCGCCTCATACACGCGCTTGACCGTGACGTAGGCCGCATTCACTTCGCCTTCGACCACCTTCGCCGCCTCGCCACGACAGGCCTCTGGCAACTGCCGCAGCTCTTCGCGCAGCTCGCGCAAACCGTCCCAGCGCATCGTGCTCGCCATCAGTTCACGACTTCCACGGCGACGAGGACCAGGTCCACGCACCGCTGCTCCGGGTTGTTCACTCCCACGACATTCGCCGAATGCGCCCGGCCCCCGCGGTCCGTCCACGTCAGCCGCGTCTTCGTCGTCACGCTCGCGTGATAGGGAATCGTCACGAGCAACATTTCGGTCGAGATCACCGTGCCGGCCGCCATCCGTTCGAGGTCACGCGCCGTCGCCGGCCGAATGTCGGCATAGAGCGTGGCCGGGGTCAGCGGAGTCAAGGTCTCCGTAAAGCCGCCGTCCCCGTCCGGTGTCGTGGTGGTGTTGGCCAGACTCACCACGTGGATCCGTTTCCCGTTCGCAACCGTGCTCATGCGAGCGCCGGATTTCTCGCCCGCACGAGCAGGCGCGTCACGGCTTCCCACGTCTTCTCGCTGACTTCGGATGTGGCGTCTCCGCGATTCTCGTACAGGTCGGTGAGCAGGAGCAGGATCGACGCGGTGACCCAGCCCGGCGCGGTGGCCGGCGAGACCCACGCGGCATCGGCGGACGTGTCCAGGTAGTCGAGGATCACCGCTTCGGCCTGATCCAGTTTCAGTTGGATGTCCGCGTCGCCGGGGTCGAGCGCGGCGGTCGTAATCCTGAGGTGCAATTTTGCGGTGGTGAGTGTGACAAGTGCAGCGGCCACTACTTCGCCACCACTTTCAGCGTCAGACCCTTCGTGAGAACAAGGCACTTCCGCCCCGGCCAGACGGACTCCATTGTGGTTCTGATTGTCGCCGCCAATTCCTGCGTGATGTGTTGATCGCACTCGACCACGATCACATCGTCGGCGTTCACCGGCGCCGTTGAGATGCGCGTGATTTCCGGCAGCGAGACGAGCGCGGCGATGGCGTCTCGGCGGTTCATCCCTTTCCGTCCTTCCCATCACGTCCACGCTTCACCATCAACGTCCACGCCTTCGACCCGTCGCCGGGTTTCGTCTCCGTCGGTTCGTTACAGTGCCAGGTGGATCCGGCCCACGTCGTCACGTCCCCGAGCTCGTAGGCTTTCCCGTCCTGATAGACGCCCTGATACGTCAGGCCCGCCTTCCCGTCCGCGCCGTCTTTCCCGGGGGGGCCGGGATCGCCCGGGGGGCCGGGCTGCACGGGCCTGACTTCGACGAGCGCCACGCGTTCGCGTAGCTGCCCGAATTCCTTCGTCAACGCGTCGTCCTGCACACGCCGGGAGAGATCCGCGATCTGTGCAGCCTGCACGGCGACCTGTTGCTGGATCGGCACCAGTGCACTCTTGACGAGCAGCACGACTTCGGTGGCCATTGCCTCAACAATCGCCTCATGCCGCATACAGCCCTGCCTCACTCGCCTTCTGCCGAAGCGCGGCGCTGAAACTCGCGGCCATTTGCTCGCCTTCGCCTTCGTCCTCGACGTCAGGAGCGACCGGAGCGGCGGCCGGTCCTGCGGGGATGGCCGGGATCGCACGCTCCGCGAGCTGGTCGATGGGCCAGTATTGCTGTTGAAGGATGGGGACTTCGCCACCTTTGACAGGCCCGATGCCGTAGTATTTTTTCCGCGCTTCGTTCGGGGAGAGCGGGCCGCCGATGCCGTTCTTTGCCGCGGTGCCGCGCGCCTCCGCGTCCATCCAGATCAGATCATCAATATCGAATTCAGTGCCGTACGTTTTCCCGTCCACCTTCTCGGCAATGCCGAGGCCGTAATCCAGACACTGCTCGAACTTCCTGATGTGACTTTGCAGGCACTGCGAATAGTACGCCTGCAAGAGCGGCGCGACGTTCGCGTACGGGGGCGGTGGACCGACGCCCACCATATAACTGGGCACATGATAGGTGGAGCAGATCCGATCGTCTGTCCAGCCCATCGTTTTGATCAGTTCTGAATCGACCGCGTTGCTCATCCCGATGGGGTTGTAGGTCAACTCCCCGCCGAGCACCGCGATTTTCCCAAAATTGTCCCCACTAAAGTCGGCTTCCCATGCCGTCTTGAGCGCGGTCGCTTGCTCCGTGGTGATCCCTTTCGGCGCAATCAATACGCCTCCAGGCTGTGAACCGTTCGTGAAAAACCGACTAGAGCTACTCGCAATCGTGAGCCCCTGCAACGCCGCCGCGCCGCACGCGTAGATCGGGGTGACGCCGATCAACGGGTGGAAGAGACACACCATGCGGTCATGGATGATCTCAGACGCCGGTACGGTCACGTTTTCTTTAGGGATCTCAGAAAGATCATCGCGCCGGAGTTCGTAATACACCGCGCCGTCCGGCGTGACGAGCGGGGTCACACGCGACGGATCCAGCACGAACATCGCGCGGACCACCTTCCGCTGATCCCGTTGCAACAGCACGTAGGTATTCCCCTGCGTGAGCTTGGACACCATCCACTGCTCGCAGAACTCCGTGATGTGCTGATACCTGTTCGGCCGACGCAGCACAGGAGAAAACGCGGGTGAGTCAAACGGCGTCCAGACGTCGTCGCCGTCCTGTTCCACCAAGCGCAGGCAGAGCTTCGCGACGTCGGCGGCGATCAGCGTGACCACCGCAAACAGGGTCGGGTTCGTGAGGACTTGCTGCGCGCGGATTTCATTGTTTCGCTGCCAGCCACCCAGGAACGGCTCGCGGACGATGCCCCACGGGAACCAGCCCCCACCGGACGAACTTAGGCCATTGAGCTGAAGCCCTTTGGTCGTTAATTCGACCTTCCGCCCGAAGATCTGCAGCTCGATGTGCACGCGCGTTACTTCTTCGTCTCTTTGACTTTCGCGGGCGGTTTCGGATCGGCCGGGTAGCCTTTCCCCTGCACCTGGATCGTGGCGACGTCGCCCTCGTCGGCGTCGTAGGTGTCGCCGACCTCGTAGTTCTCGCCGTGATAGCTGTGGGCCTGCACGGCTTTCATCGTGACCGTCTTCGGTTTCTCTTCCTTGTCCGCCATGCCGTCTCCTTTACACCGTGCCGTAAATCAACTGGATGCCGTCGGGGTCCGGCGGGTCCGACTGATAGCGCGTCAACGTGAGGCCGCGTACCTCCGCCCAGTCGTCCCATGCCCGCTTGACGCCAGGGAACAATCGGTGCTCGTAGTCGTCGCCGAGAATCACGCCGCCCGGCCGGACGTGCGGCACCCACTCGCGTAAATCGGCCCGCACTTCGTAATACTCGTGGCCCGCGTCGATGTAGAGGTAATCGATCGGCTGCGTCCACCACTCAGCCGCGTCTTGCGTCGTGGCGGGAATCAATCGCACGTTCGCGCCGACGCCCGCCTCCATGATGTTCCGCGCACAACTGACCAACATCCACGGCGCCGACTCCCCCACCGCGTTCGGCTGCCGCACGTCGCCCGCCCAGGTGTCCACGCAGAAGAGCGTCCCGCCCCATCGGCGAATCGATCGGGCGACCGGGATCGCCGACGCGCCCTGCCACGTCCCGAGCTCGACGCAGACCTTCGGCCGATGCTGCTCGACGAGCTCGAGGATCTTCGCGCCGTGGTTGAACCAGCCCGGCGTCTTCGTCGTGTCGAGTTGTTCGGCAATCACCGCTCGACCTTCGTGTAGCCGCGTTTCAGAAGTTCCTCGATCAGCACCGCGTCCTCGACGACCAGGAACTTCGCCGTCCCGCTGAACCCGGTGGAGGCCAGCGGTTTCAGTTCGACGATGGCCTGTTCAGATTGCGACGGTTTCGGCTTCGATTCGGTACGTATGCTGCCCAATGTGCCCCACCTGTTTCGACAGATCGTGATCGATGTAAATCGTGTGACCGGCGCGTCCGAGGCCGCGGCAGAACATCACGTCTTCCCCGACATCGCCGCCCAGTTCGTTCAGCCCGTGCCGAAACCACGGCCGGCCGAGATCCGCGACGACGTCCGTCCGCATCAGCATCGCGCCCAGGCCGACATACTCGACGGCCTCGAGGCCGGTGCTCTCTGCGCGCGTCGGCACCCGCTGCCCGTCTCGCGACGCCGTGAACAATCCCGACGCCTGCCGGACGCGGTAGTTGCACGCCACGATCGGCGTGTCGTGCATGAACAGCAGGACGGCGGTTTCACGTGGCACCGACATGTCGGAGTCGAGCCAGAGGACGTGCGTGGCGTGTTGCTTGATCGCCGCCTCGAGAAACCATTCGCGGCCGACGTGGATGTAGGTCGACGCCACCCACCCGATCGTGACGTCCGATCCCCACGGCCCCCGTTCGCGCGTGTAGGCGTAGAGTTGGGCGACGTCAACAGCGAAGGCGGCCGGCACCTGATCCCGTGTCGGCCCGCCAATCGCCAGCCTCATACGTCCGCCGTCGTGAGGACCAGCGTCAGGGTGACGGTCGCCCCGACGGCGGTGGGATAGCGCGACGTCGCGGCGGTCACTTCGGCAAGCGCCGCCGCTTCCGTCAACGCGCGGACACAGATCGGTTCGTACGCGACGGAGGTCCCAGCGATCGGAACTGCGCCGTCCGGCAACGTGTACTGCGCCCGGTAGAGATACCGATTCATCCTTACGTGCCGTTGTAGACCGCGGCCGTGGTGATGTAGGTCACGGCGGCCGTGCGCGCACGAATCCACGTGATCATGCGCTCCGCGCGAAGCGCCAGAAGGTTCCTCTGCCAAAGCGAAACGTAAACTGTCGTTGCGTCGACCGTGTCCGTGGGTGCTGAATCGAGCTGAATCGTGGCTTCGCGGCTCGCATCGATCCGGACGCCACCTTCATCCGCAAACAGAATGCTCGGCGCATGGACGAGCACCACACGCAGTCCGACGTTGTTGCTGACAATGACGGGCATCCCGAACAGCGTGCCGCCTTGCGCGGTCATGCTGGGGAAGAGCGGTTGCCCGAGGGCATTGACCGACATCGCGATCCCGAAGGCGTTCCCATCGTTCATCAGCCAGACGCTCCCGTCGAGCGGGATGTTCGCCGCGGCAAACACGCCGACGCGCGAGGCCAGATCGATCTTGGCCGCGGCGCCGGTGACACCGCTCGACGCGATCGTGGCCGCGCCGTTCGTGATCGAGGCGGGCGAGACGTTCGCAGCGACCGCGACCGCGGGGTCCACGAACTGCGTATCGAGGAATTGCGCCATGCCCGCGATCATCTCTTCACGGACAAGCCCTTCCGCCGATGGGGACGACAGCTTCACCAATTCTTCCGAGAGCACGATGATGCCCGCCGCTTTCGCAAACGGGAC